AGATTTCAATGAAAACTATCTTTTAGCTTATGAGCATATAGTTAAATTATTTCATGAAAGGAATATACCAAAAACTACTAGACAAAAAGTAGAATGGTTAAATGTCATTAGACTATGTGAGGAAAAAGACAAAGTAAAACCTCAGCAGCTTTGGTGGTTATGTAATGAAGTTAGAAAGGATAGTTTCTGGGCAAAAAACTTTCTCACTCTCTTAAAGCTAAGAAAATCTAAAGATGGGGTAATGTATTTAAATAGATATATTGGAATTTTCGGAAATGAACAATTTGATATTTTAGGTTCTGATAATTAATTTTTACTTTTAACAAACAAACAACAAACCAAATGATTAACGAATTTTTAAATATTGGTATTACTCCCAGAGGAAACGCCATAGAGCAAAAGGTAATCTGTCCTAAATGTTCACACACTAGAAAAAACAAAAAAGATCCTTGCCTATCTATAAACATAGAGAAAGGAGTTTACAACTGCCATAACTGTGGCTGGTCTGGAAACGTACAATTCAAGGAAAAAAAGGAGTATGTAAAACCTCCAGAGGCTAGAGTAGATTTATCAGATCGTACTATTTCATGGTTTAATAAACGAGGTATTTCTGAGGCTACTCTTAGTCATTGGAAAGTAGGCGAGTCAATAGAATATTTTCCTCAAGTACAAAAGAAACGCAAAGCAATTAATTTTAATTACTACAGGGAGGGCGAACTCATCAACTGCAAATTTAGAGATGCTGAGAAAAATTTTAAAATGGTATCTGGAGCTGAACTAATATTCTATGGCTTAGATAACATAGCTACTATGGAAAAAATATACATAGTAGAGGGCGAGATGGATGCACTATCGCTACATGAGGCTGGTATCTATTCTGTTTGCTCAGTACCTAATGGAGCATCTAAAGGAAACCAGAGGCTAGATTATTTAGATAACTGCTGGGAGTTTTTTAAGGATAAAAAGGAGATAGTTCTCTGCACCGACAATGATCAGCCTGGACTAGCTTTAAGAAACGAACTAGCAAGGAGGTTTGGACAGTATCGCTGTAAGTATATCGAATTTGGCGATTTTAAGGATGCTAACGAGGTTTTAACAGAAAAAGGTGCTGAGGTACTTAGAACAATTTTAAAGACCGCTAAACACTTCCCACTAGAGGGAGTGGTAAATATTGATGATATTTGGAAAGATGTTTTAAACTATAATGATTATGGGATTAAAAATTACAGCATTGCTCTGGGTGATAGCGATGATTATTTTAAGGTCGATTTTGAGGGATCTTGGACTGTAGTCACAGGAATACCAAACTCTGGTAAATCAGATGTAGTCGATCAGATTGCCTGTAATATGGCAGTCAAATATGGGCATAGAACTGCTTTCTTTGCTCCAGAGTCGTTTCCCTATGAGGGACATATTAAACGCCTGGCTAATAAGCTAAATGAGAGAAATTGCTCTAATGAGGATTTAAATAAAACTAAAAACTTTATTGAGGAGCATTTCTATTTTATAAAAATTGACCTGGACAATTTAACCCTAGATGGGATACTAGATGCTTTTAGAGATTTAGTATTTCAAAAGGGCGTTAATTTATTAGTAATTGATCCCTGGAATATGCTGGACCATTCAGCACAGCGTGATCATAGTTATGTAGGGCAAATGTTGTCTAAAATAACCCAGTTTTGCCAGCAGACAAAGACTCATTTATTTCTAGTAGCACACCCTAGAAAAATGGAATCTAATGACAATGGTAATTACAAAGTACCTACGCCCTATGACATATCTGGCTCAAGTGACTTTTTTAACAAGGCATTTAATTGTATTACAGTATTTAGAAGTCTAGGCGAAATGACTCAATTTAAATCAGATGCTGTACAGATTCATGTACAAAAGGTGAAACGTAAAGAGAATGGACAACAAGGTAGTTTTACAGTAGCTCCAGACTTTAAAGATGGCGGAGTCTATAAAACAATAGATGAGAAAAAACAAAGATTCACAGTAGTTAGAGATCAAGTTCCTTTTTAATTATGGCAAATATCAAAATAACAAACGAGGATAATATGGAGCTAATGGCAAGGTATGATGATAATTACTTTGACCTTGCTATTGTTGATCCTCCTTATGGCATTAATTACGAAAGCAGAGTTTTTAAAGATGGCAAAAAATGGGATAATGAAATTCCAGAAAAAAGTTTTTTTGATGAACTTTTTAGAGTATCAAAAAATCAAATTATTTGGGGTGGTAATTTTTTTTTAGACTATTTAGGAACTACAAAATCAATGATTGTTTGGGATAAAAAAGATACTGCTATCAATGGATTATGGAAAACTGAAATTGCTTGGTGCAGTAATGATAGAGGTTCATATATTTACAGACATAAGCAAATAGGAAAAAGAGGTTTTTATGTAGTAGAGTGCGAAAGAATACACCCAACTCAAAAGCCTATAGCATTATATGAGTGGATTTTAGTCAATTACGCAAAAAAAGGCAATAAGATATTAGATACTCATTTAGGTAGCGGATCAATAGCTATTGCCTGTCATAATTTAAGATTTGATTTAACAGCGTGTGAATTAGACAAAGATTATTTTGATGCAGCTATAAAAAGATTAGATGATCATCGATCACAATTAAGAATGTTTTAAATGACTATAAAAATATCAGAGCGAGATCATTTACTAGCCAAATGGGTGGCGATTATTAAATCCTATAGCGTAGGCTGTACTGATACTAAAAACAGTCAAAACTTTTTTGAGGGCAAAGAGCATCTCTACAGATCGTACTTAGGTATGCTAGGGGAGGTAGGTTTTGCTAGATATAGCGGACTAAAAATGAATATAGATACCATAGGAGTAGGCGATGATGGAACTGACTTTGATTATGGGATCCAGGTAAAATGCTCTGATGCTAAAAACAAACCTAATTTAATGTTTCCTGTGACTCAGTACAAACGTAAACACGCTGAGTATTATATTCTCACCTGGTATAAAAATCAAATGCTAGAATTTGTAGGATATACTACCAGAGGCTACATTGACAACAATCACAAAATAAAAAATTATGGTTATGGCGATACTGTTTTTGTTTCCCATAACGAGTTAAAACCAATACAATCACTTGAAATACTAGAAACTATGCCTAGAAAACAACAATACAAACAGCCAACAGTAAACACCCAGGAGGAGCATTATAAAGCATTTAAATGGTGCGATGAAAATAATATTAGGATTTATCCAAAGCCTAGAGATGGGCAGTTTATCCTAGTTTATACAGTTGATGGCGTAGCTCATACAACTAATAAGCTGCATGATCCTAAAAACTATCAGCAAGCTATCTGGGATTTTTACCTATTTTTGTACAATAAATTAAACAATGACTGAGATCCAGATTTATCCCTTAATGGGATTTTGTGTAGGTGTAGAGTATCTAAACTCATTCGAGGATAACACAATGAAAAGCATTGACATCTATATTTTTATTATTGGGATCAGTTTTAGATGGAATTAAATGGCATACGATAAAAAAGAACTTGAGAAAAAAGCTCTAGCAGCTATAGACAAACATAAATTGATGTTTATAGAGCATATAGTGGCGTTTTTACCTTGCTCTAAGACTACTTTTTATGCTTTAGAACTTAACGAATCGAACGCTATAAAAAAGGCAGTAGAGGAAATGAGAGTATCTAAAAAAACTAAGATGCTGAGTAATTGGATAAACTCAGAAACACCTAGCCTACAGATAGCAGCTATGAAAATGATAGCAGAGGAGCATGAGGCTCATAGGCTCAATGGAACTAAACAAGAGATAAAACAAACAGGGGGATTAAAATCTAGGGTTATCGAATGGGTTCCAGCGGAATACGATGACCAGGAGGATGCGCCAGAAAATAAATAAACAATTTCGACAGCTTAGAAAATCAAATGCCAGGCTAAGGGTTCACCAGGGTGGAACTAGATCTGGTAAAACCTATGCTATATGCCAGTACCTCATCTGGTTAATTACAGAGTCTGAGCAGCCTCTAGTCATTTCAATAGTACGGAAAACACTACCAGCACTCAAAGGATCCGTACAAAGGGACTTCCTAGAGATAGCAGAAAACGTAGGAATGTTTTTAGATGGCGCTATACACAATAAAGTAGAGGGACATTTTATGTATAATGGGCATCTCGTAGAGTTCCTATCCGTAGATGACAGCCAGAAAATCAGAGGGAGAAAGCGAAACATAGCATTTTTAAATGAGGCAAATGAGCTAACTATGGAGGACTTTCGCCAAATCAATATGCGCTGTACTGATTACATTATCCTAGACTTTAATCCTAGTGATCCTGTGCATTGGATTTATGATGAGATTATTCCAAGGGATGACTGTGACACCTGGATAACTACCTACAAGGATAACAAGTTTTTATCTAAAGACCTGGTTTATGAGATAGAACGGATGCGAGAGCGTGATCCAGACTATTGGCGAGTCTTTGGTGAGGGACAAAAGGCTGTATTCTCAGCACGCCAGATATTTAACAACTGGACATTTAAACCATTGGCGGACTTTCCAGAGTTTGACAAAGATACTGAGGGTGTGATAGGACTCGATTTTGGCTATACAAATGATCCCAGCTCAGCTAACTATATAGTTCGAAAAGGTGACACTATCTATATCCATGAGCTAATCTATAAAACAGGACTCACAAACAGTGACATAGTAGATGAATTGAAACGCCTAGGATATGATCAGACACTAATTTACTATGATGCAGCAGAGCCTAAGAGTGGAGAGGAAATGAAACGCCTAGGAATGTATGTAAAGCCAGCTGTAAAAGGGACTGGATCAATTAACGCTGGTATATCACTACTAAAAGAGTTTGACATAGTAGTGAGCCAGGAATCAAAAAACATAATAAAGGAATATCACAGTTACTACTGGACTGAGTTAAAGGATGGGACTATCATAAACAAACCGATGGATCGCTTTAATCACGCTATGGATGCTATTAGATATGGCGTTTATTCGCAATACAGTAAGCGCAATGATTTCTTTGTAATATAATTACTATTTTTGTATAATTAAAATTTTCGTATTGGATGGCTAGTTTCTTAGATAGATTCAAAAACCTTGTTTCTAAAAGCGCACAAAAAACTCATATAGATTTCAACAAAGCAATCTATAATTATCTAGGCGATACACTTGTCTGGAATCCAGAGAATGATGATACCTACATAGACAAAGGCTATAGATACAATGCTACTATCTACTCGCTAATCAATCTGATTACTAAATCAGCAACAAACATACCTTTCCAGATATACGAAATCAAAAAAGGAAAAC